AAGATGAAGTGCAACGTACCACGCCGTGAAGTACAGGGTGGTAAGAAGTTCGTCGTGAAGGCTTGCCAGGGTGGCAAGGAAAAGATCGTCAGATTCGGGGATGCTAATATGACGATCAAAAAAGATCAGCCAAAGCGTAAGAAAAGCTACTGCGCTCGTAGCGGTGGCATCAAAGGTAAGAGCAATAAACTATCTGCTAACTACTGGAGCCGCAAGGCCTGGAAGTGCTAATCAATAACCAAAGAATACATTGTCACGCTACACTACATACGGACCTAATGATGACCCTATCCAAGAAGACCTGGACGTAGGGTTTATTGGTTTTAACTCCTACGCTAGACCCGACCAGCTTCCAGCTGGTATGCTTGCTAACAGCTCTAATGGTAGACTGGGCAAGAATGGAGAGTGGCAGGTCCGTCCAGGTATTGGTTTCATCAAGGCACCATTTGCTTCTGGTGACGATGTACTGCGTCTACCTACTACAGCAGAGAGCACTGCTATTCCTCCTGTAGTTGGACTGCTGCCTACTACTATTCGGTCAGCATCCTTGGTTAATGGTAAAGTCCTAATTGTTATTGATGACCCAGCCGTAGAGCCTGGTCACGTATTTGTTGCAGGTGACGAGATCTACGTAGAGAACCTAGTAAGTACTACAACGGACCCCAATGGTCTTCATACTCTTACCTTAGTTACAGACAACGTAGGCACAAAGACCCTTACGTACGATTTAACGGGTGCTAACGAGCCTTACAGCACTCCCCTTAACTTACCCTTTGCTTTGGACGACGGAGGCTCTGAGCCGCAGCTGACGGTGCTTACTGCATCTTCTGTCATTGGATACAATATGATCCTGGACCAGGGTGCCGTTTCACAGGTGTACGCAAGTGCAACCTTTAGTGATCCGAATCAAGATAACAATCAGTTTATTGTACTGGCCTCCAATGTAAGCGCAGTAGCTACGGACCTCCAGGATACGTCTACTAGCATTACGATGGCTTACCCCCTTGGGGAAAACGTACCGCCTGCCAGCAGTATGCTACAGGCCTTTAACAGGCTGTTCATCTTTCGAGACGGGCAGACTGCACTAAAAAATGACAAGTTCTTCAGCCCTATTGCTATTGCATCAGCAAGTACACCAGCTGCTTCTAATGTAGTTACAGTTAATACCTCGGCTGACCACGGGCTAGTTATCGGGGACGCAATTACAATTGCGGGGCTTACTGGATTTCCTACAGGGGAAGATCCAAATGGAGGCTGGGTGATTAACACTGTACCTAGCAGTACTTCCTTTACCTATGACCTGCCAGTTGCTTTTCAAGCAGCCGCTACCTATACAGTGGACGCTACCTCTACTATATCGCCAGGGTTTAAACTGGTTGCCAGTGGAGAATACAGTCAGCCTAAGCAGCTTGCTCCTTCTTCTGTAAGCATTACGGACGGCAAGGCTGTTGCTACATTTAATTCAGTAGCGGCTATGAACGGATTGAAGGTCGGGGACATTTTTGAAATCGAGGACAGTGGTAATAGCCTTCTTGTGGTCGGGACTGATTATGTTGTTGCAGAACGAGACGACAGCGTACCTTCCATTTCTTTCTATGTGCAAAGTCCAGACGAAGCAAATAGAACTGGAGTTATATTTCAGCAGCACGTTTCGGTAGGCCTTGGGTTTACTCATATGCCTGCACCTGAATACGCAACCTATCACCAGCGCAGGCTGGTAATGCCCTTCAAGTACAGCGTAGACGACACAGAAGATTCCTTTACTTATCGTGCTATCTTGGACGAGGTTATTGTCTCTGATATCTTGGACTCCGACACCTATGATCAGGTCTATGCGCAGTACCGATTTAATGCAGGTACAGCGGACTTTAATGTAGGTCTGCACTCTTTCTCAGATGACAAGCTTCTGGTGTTTAATCGCAACAGTATTCATTTAGTCAGTGGAGCAGGACTAGATGCAACGGTGCAGTTAATTACCAATGAAGTAGGTTGCGTTGCACGCAACAGCATTATCCAGGTAGGCAACAATGTACTATTCCTGTCTGACAATGGAGTATACGGTGCTAATTTCCAGGACCTGTACAATCTTCGTGGCAATGAAGTGCCACTAAGTTCCCCGATTGATCCCGTTATTAAGCGTATTAACCGTGCAGTATGGGACAAGAGCGTAGGGGTGTACTTCGATAACAGATATTACCTAGCGGTTCCCCTTGACGGAAGTCAGGTCAATAATGCTATTTTGATATTTAACTTTATCAATAAGCAGTGGGAAAGCATTGACACTACAGAAGACGTAAACTGGAACATCGCTAACTTAATTGTAGCAGGTAAGAAGGCTGACCGTGCAGTATATGCAGTGAACACACTTGGCGGCCTGCACAAGCTAGATGCCCGTGTAGACGCAGTAGACCTGCTTGCTACTGAAATCCCCGTCGAAGGGCAGGAGGAAACCGTAGCTCACGATATACCTGCTTCTGTCACTACAAGGCAGTTCACCCTAGGTACTATTGACCGCAAGCGTTGGAACAACTTTGAGTTGCACGTGCAGTCATCCCCTGATAATGCCTCTGACTTAAGCATTAGCGCAGAGCTTGAAAACATTGACAGCACCGTAGATCTTGGTACATTAAGAGCTTGTAACTCAGGTAATACCCTAGCACCTGACGAGGATGTATCAATCCGTGGTAGAATAGGTAACAAACGAGCATACGGAATGCAAGTAACCCTTAGCAATACAGTTGGCCGACCTCGCTTCCGAGCGATCAAAGTCGCTGGAGCAGAAGCATTTAGATCAACAAATAAAGCAATATAAGATATGGCTACAATTACAATTACTCCTGGCAACTCATTTACCGCTACTGAAACGGTAACATCTACTAAACTCAATGACCTTGGCTCGCCTACGGCGGCCTTGACTGCTGCCTCTATTGGCACTGCTGACATTGCTGACGATGCAATCACTCCAGCTTTGATTGCTGATAATGCAGTTACTACACCTGCTATCCTAGATGCCAACGTAACATTTGCCAAACTTACGGATGTTATCGACGATGACACAATGGCTACCGCTACTGATACTACCTTGGCGACCTCGGAAAGCATTAAGGCTTATGTGGATTCTTCAGCTCAGACATTTGTCCCTGCATCATATGCAGGCGAAGAAAGTGTAACGCTCCCGAATGGTTTGATTATGAAATTTGGGACTGTAACTTCTAATGGTGGTGTTCAATCCTTTACATTTGCAACAGCATTTCCAACTGCTTGTTTAAATCTACAAGGGCAACGAAGTGGTGCTTCAGACGATACTGTTAACTTATCATACACTGCCTTGAGTTCTACTGGCTGGACAATGAACCCTATTAGTGCAGCAACATATAGCTGGACAGCCTTCGGATACTAATGAACCCTCTCCTGCAATCAGCTTAACAATTTAAATTATGTCTATTATAAATAAAGGAACAGCGTTCTCCAACGGAGAGCAACTTACGGCGGACAAGCTTAACGACTTAGTTGATCTAGCTACCTTTGATCAGTCAGCGACTGACAGTGCCTCGACTACAGTGAATACCTCTGGTCAGATTGTAGTGGCTGACGGTGGTGTAAGCACAGCTAAGATTGCTGCGGATGCTGTGACTACAGCAAAGATCCTAAATGCTAATGTTACCAAGGCTAAGATCGAAGACGTAGCCGACTACAAGGTTCTTGGCAACGTGAGCGGTGCTGCCGCTGCACCAGCAGAGGTAGATGTCTTAGACGAAGATGATATGGTATCCGACTCGGCTACTGCACTTGCTACTCAGCAAAGTATCAAGGCCTACGTGGATGCTTCAGCTGAGACATTTGACCCTGCATCTTATACAGGCCAACAAAGTGTAACGCTTCCTAATGGTCTGATTATGAAGATGGGATCTACTAATAGCAAGACAGTGAATTACGGTACTGCTTTTCCATCTGGTACTGTCAGTGTCACTATTTCTCATCGGAATCCTTACAGCGATACCTATGGAAATGCCTCATTTGTAACAGGCCATTCTCTTAGTGGATTTACAATTAGTTCAGGGCGAAGTGTGAGTGGCTCAGGTAGTTGGTTTTGGCAAGCAATCGGATACTGATGAACCCCCTCCTGCAATCAGTTCAAATAGCGTTGCAAAACGCTAACCAAAAAGAAGCCATTGCCTACATCGACAAGGTAGTGGACTTCTGTATTGAAAGGGAAAACGGCAAGGTACTAGACGGATGGCCTCGTGACTTAATACAACTCCTTGTAGCCTACCATATGGCCAAGGATACCTTCATCGTAGAGCAAGACGAAGATGGAAAGATACTAGGGGTTTTTATGTGGTATAATTGCGATGAAGACGACGACTGGTTCTTTGTTAAGAACTGGACGGCGGACAAACCAGATGGCAACGCCATCTTTATGGCCTTCTTATTCGCATCGGACAATCAAACTTTCAAACAAATGACACATAACTTCATCATCAAATGCCCTGAGGTTATGCAAAAGAAACTACTGGGCATACGATACAGGCAAGGTGCTCCCACTAGAGTGGTATACAGCACTGCATTATTCAACAAAATCTTAGGAATATAATATTATGGGAGGCGGAAAAGGCGGATCAAAAGCACCACCACCAATTGACCCTGGAAAGTCAATGGGTGAATACTTATTTGGTAAGGGCTTTAGTAGCCAATACCAAGGCATCACGGACCCTCGATTGCAGGAGCGATTGATCGGTGCAGAGCGGACCTACCGTCCGCAGTACACAGCCCTAGAGCTGGCTGACATCGGTGTAATGGCCCGTGGCATTGAAGCTGGTGCAGAAAACCCAGAGTACGCACGTTTACAGGCAGAGCTTGCTGGCTTAAAAGCTGGTCAAGAAGTCCAAGGGGCACGTACAAAGGCAGACCTTGAAGCTGAAGCTTTAAAACTTTACCCTAACAGGCGTGCGAAACTGTCAGGCCGTCAAAGCCGAAGCTCAAGACAAAATATAACAAGATACAATAAAGGACAAGCAGCAAAGCGTGCCGCTTTTATAAAAGCCATTGGAGATCCAGGTCAAGATCGTGCTGCACGTATAGCACAGATCGAGACACAGATGCAGGGTATGTCTCCGACCCTTGATGCTACCCCAGGTTTGTTTGACCTCCTTGAGGAGCAGTCAACCCGTGCAGGAGCACTGCAACGCAAAGAATTAGAACTACAGCGTGCCTCAGATGTAGGAGCACTGCAGGAGTACGCACCTAAAGTTGTAGAGGCTTACCGTGCTGCTGACCCCTACAGCACAGGGTTGGCCGAGCAGCAGACTGCTATGGCTGAAGACCTTTACCAGCGTGCCCAGGGCTTAACCCCTGAGCAACAACGCTTAGTAGATCAACAAGCACTAGGAATGGCACAACGTCAGGGCCGTGTAACGGACCAGAGTGCAGTTGCTGGGCAACTACTAGGGCGTGAGCAGTACCTATCTGGCCTCCGTGGTCAGGCAGCAGGTATGGGACAACAAGCTTTCGGTATGAACCGTCAGCTAGCAGGTGACGTAGGCATGACCATCCTAGGTCGTCCTTCAGCAGCTATTGGCCTTGGTGGTCAAATGCTAGGACAGGCACAGCAAGGCGCAGCAGGCCCTATGGGGCCTCAGTTGTTCGACCCTAATGTAGGTATCAATATGGCCCTGCAACAGCGAGGACAGGACGTTACGTTCCAAGGGATGCAGGCTCAGGCTAAGGCAGCTGGGCAGGCAGGTATGATGAGTGGAATCGGTTCAATTGCAGGTGGATTCTTAAGCAAATAGGAGGATAATATATTATGGCATTTCAAGCAGGAACACAGATTCGCCCAGAGCTGGGCAACGCAGACTACAGCGGCTTTGCAAACGCCGCTAATATACGAGCGCAGGCAATGGCTGACTTTGGTTCAAAGATCGGTGAAGGCATCGAAAAGTACAAGAAGAACAAGGAGGTCACTGCAGTTACTCTGGCTTCTATCGAAGGTACGCTTGCTCAAAACCCAGACCTTATTACTTCAGGTAAAGCACAGGGGGGTAAGATCGGAGGCCTATTTAATAAATTAGAAGAAGATGGTGTCCTAAATAAAAGCGAAGCACTTATGCTAAGGGGGTTTCTGGATGCTTCGATTGAAAGTAAACTGGCAGAGCAAGCAGCAGTTGATGCGCAACTTGAACGTGAATACCTTATTGCACGTACTGAAGCGTCTCGCAGATCAAATCGTCCACAAGCACCAACTCCAATTTCTGCAGTTGCACTTGCTGGGATTACCGATGCAATGACAGAAGCTGATATTGATTTTGATCCATCAACTGGTCAGTTCTTCAAGAAGGACTACGGCAGTCGGCTTAATCCCTTTGATACCACTCGAGTACCCGTTGACTTACCAGTGAAAGGATCTGAAGAATACCGTGAAATATACAGTGACCCTGGTGTTATTACGTTTGATCCAAATAAGTATAAGCTTTTATCAACTCAGTAAAATAAAATAATATGGCTGTATCTTCTGTTCTCGGGCCTGATGGAAAAACTTATACTCTTGAGCATCCAGATGGTGCATCGCAAGAAGACATCTTTAAGTTTGTTCACCAATCTACTCAGGTTAAACCTGAACCTGCAAAGCCTGGAGTTGTAGGCAATGTTGTTAGGGGTATACCTGCTGGTGCAGCTGCCGCTGGTTATGATGTCTTGGGGGCCATTGGTACAATGGCTTATGAGGGACTTGGTAAATATGCCAAGAGGGGGGCAGACCCTGAGTACGTAGAAAAGATTGATCAAGCTGTCAGGGGCGCACAGGAAAAGGTAGCTGAATATACTTTTGATATTGGTGCTACGGCAGGTAAAGCATTCGGCGTAGACGAAGGACGATTCAGTGCAGACGTTGGCCGTGGACTTGGTCAGCTTCCACTTATGGTTGTTACGGCGGGTATGGCTTCTGTACCAATGTCATTCGCTGAGGTTATTAAAGACGCAGAGCAGTCCCTGGGTGTTAAGTACTACGAAATGCCTGAAGAGGAAAAGGCTAAGGTTGCAGCAACTGGTGCTGCCTATGCTGCTTTTTCCTTAGCTGCAGATCGGATCGGCCTAAAGTATATGGGCCTCAGTAAACTAGACAAATTCTTTGATGGTTCTGAAACCGTTAAGGGTAGTGTAGTTAAAGATGTCCTGACAGGTGCACTAGGTGAAGGCCTAACTGAAACATCTCAGGCGGTAGTAAAAGATCAACTGGCTAGGGTCTATGATGATGACCGAGAGTACAACTTAGACAGCATAAAGGAATACCTGTATGAAGGTGCAGTTGGTGCTACAGTAGGTGGCATTGCTAGTACAGGCACAACAACCTTAAAGCAATTCAGTGGAAAACCTGGAACGGAAACTACAGGTACCAAAAAAGAAGACCTCAAGAAACCAGTAAAGGATCGTCCAGCATTAGAGATCCCTCGAAATATTGAGGTTGAATACAAGGAACTTGATGGGCAGGTACGCATTGTGCCTATCGCTGTAGGCAAAGACGAAGACGTTATTGCTGTAGCTGAAGAAGCCTTGCGTGGCCGCTATGACGAGAAGTACGGGATTACCGTTACAGAAACTACTGCACCTCAACCAATAGAAGTAGTTACACCAGAGGTAGAGCCTGACGTTACTACAGAAGAGGTACCAGTGCAGCCTGAGGCTGCTGTAGAGCCAGTTGTAGAGCCAGTTGTAGAGCCTACACCAGAGGCAATAGAAGACGATGCATTTCCTGATTTACCTGAGCAGTCAGCAAGGACTCAACTTGAGTTTGATCCTTTTGCGGATCCAGAACCAGAGCAGGCACCAGTAGAGGCACCAGTGAAGCGTAGCTTCAGCCTTCCTCAGAATTTAAAGAAGGGTAAACCTGGTTATCGACAAACTCAAGGTATCACCTTTGCCTCTGACTTGGAGCGTGCAGCATACAGCGCTACTACTTCAACCCGTAGCGAACCAGGCAAGCGCAAGCGTGAAAGCTACCGCAAGATATTGCAGGATGCTGGTTACTCTACTACAGAGATTAACGAAATGGGCCGTGAAGTACGGTCGCAGATGCGTGACCAATATGACGGTCCAGGCTCTGAGTTATCTGTTGCCTTGCCGCA